TTGACGTTTGGTCGCGTAGCCTGGGCCAGTGATTGCCACCACGTCGTACTTGCCGACGCCGGGGTTGTAGATTTTCTCGATCACAATGCCCTGCTCATCCATGATCTTGTTGACCGGCTGCTCTTGCTCCGGGTTGATCTTGATCATCTTGGTCTCGCCATCTTCACCGATGATGCGAGCGATGCGCTGGGTGTCGTAAATCTTGGGGATCAAATCCACCAACTGGCGGGCTACATGACGCACGCCACGGGCTAGGTTATCCCCGTAATGGTAAGTACCTACGTCGCCCTCGCGCTGGCGGGCCAAAATGGCTTTGCCGCTGCGTTCGTTGGAGCCCATGCCCAAACTGGCGTTGTATTGCCCTGTGGTGCTCTTGATGTCTTCAGACGCGCCCGCCTTGGCTTGCAGAAGGCCGCTGGAGGCCATTGGTGGCTGGGCCCGCTGGGGTAGCGGCAACATGCCGCCTTGGCCATCTGTGACGTCTGGATTGACCTCCAAATACGGCCAATTCTGCGTGTTGGCGGTTTTCCAATTTGTTTCATACCCCTCAAACTGGCCACCGTAACCAATGAATGGGGCTTTGGGCGCCAAGGCCAGCATTTCAGCTTCTTGGGACACCCAGTAGTTATACATCCGCTGGGCATCTTTGGCGTTTCGCACCAAGCCCGACACGTACAGGCGACCGTCAACCTCAAATTCGTTGCCCACGATGCGAATCACGGGAATGTACTTGCCTGCCCACTCACGCTCTTCAAGGATTTCGTACCCGTTGATCTTGCAGTACTTGACTTTTTGGCGGTCAGATTGGCGTGACTTTTTGGGCTTGCCGTAGATCGCCCGCAGTTGCTTGTCCTCTGGCGTACCCTCAAACGCCGTGGCGTTGCCAGGGTACAGGTTCAGCGTTTCGGGGTCAAAGTCGATGTAGTAATAGTCAGCAATGCGAACCGTGTCTTCGTTGAGCCAGTTGCTGATCGACTGATCGCCCACACCCAGCGATTGCAAGGTGGTGATGGGCGATGCGTCTGGATACATCCGCTCAAACTCGGCCTTGGTCAAGTCTTCAGTGACAAAACAATATTTGGCGTCCGCGCCGGTTGGGTCTTGAATTGTTGGATCCATGTAGACCGAAAAGGAGTTGCGAACCCGGCCAATCTTGATGTCTTGGTCAAACGTGTTGTCGTCGCAGTACTCGGTCAGCAGGCGAAGGTAACCTTCGCCGTAAGAAACTTGGTTTTCGCAAGCAGTATCGTAAGCCACATCGGCGTCGCTGATGTACTCAATGTGCCGAATCATGCCGTTGAAAATGTCGGCCACTTCCACGTCGGCGTTGTCGTCCACCGGGATGACCTTGGCGCCGGGGCGGTTCTGGCGCTGGTCGTTGGTGACCTGGCGCACATGCTGGGGTAGCTTATTGATCGTCAGACACGGGCGGGCGTTGATCGTCTGCCCTTGCACCGCACCACGGGTGGCCAGCACATCGGCGGGCCATTGCCAGTGGTTGTCGGGCGAGCCGGCGTAAAAGCGCAGGTCGTCGATCTCATCTTCGCGGCTCTCGGCAAGCGCGGACACCGCCATATCTAGCCTGGCACGGGCTGTGGCCAAAATGTCAGACGCGCTTTTCTTGGGTTTACCGCCTTCGGCCACTGCGCCAGCAGCCGCAATGCCTGTGAAGTCTGCCATTACTTGATCTTGTTAAGGACTTTGTCCACCGTTGCCTTGACATTGTTGCCCGATGGAATTGTGGCATTGCAGTTGGCAGTGGGTGAACGGGTCTCTTTGTTGCGGTCAGGCATACCGCCGCCCGACATTTTGGGTTCGCGGCTGTTCAATTTGGCAATGGGTGCAAGAGTTTTCATTTCTTTCCTTTCGGGGCTGCACGTTTGACTGCATACGCAATGGCCATGGCCTGCTTGACGGGCTTGCCCGCCTTGACTTCGGCCTTGATGTTTTTGCGAAACGCTTCGGGGGATTTAGATTTGACGAGTGGCATGTTACTTCTTCTTTGCAGTTTTGGCTGAATCTTTGAAGTCTTTGGCAGTCGGCGCGCCAGGCGAGCCGGGCTTTCTTATTTTTTCTTTAGAGCCAGCGGCGATACGTGCCTGTTTGGCGTGAATGTTTGCGTAAAGTCCAGGTTTGGTAGCCATGTCAACACTTCCATCTTTTAAGAGCTGCTTTAGCGCGTTCGCCGTCTTTGGCGTTGGCTGCTACAGCACCCATCCTTGCACAAAATGAATCTTTGCGGCCTTGGTCTGCCTTGGTCTTAGGGTTGGGTGCTGGCGCCTTGAGGTTGGAACCCGTAGCGGCGTTGTACTTAGCGCGGCCCTTCTCAGTCAGACCCGCGCCTTTGGCCACCGGCAACTTCTCGCCGCGACCGACTGAAAGAGATACGCTCTTCTTCTTCATGCGCCCATCCATCCTGTAGACACTGCGCTACCGTAGCTTCTAGCGGTGCGCTTGGGTTCAACATATTCACGATGTGCCACTGGAAAGGCAAACGTGACGCAAATAGCGTCAGCAGCGTCGGGCGAGGCAAGACCGCGAGCTTTCATTTCTTTTTTGCTTTCCAAGAAGATTGTTCCCCGTGAATCAGGCTTCATCATAGGCGAAATCAAGTCCGTCTTCAAGAACCTGTCGCTAGGGATACTAGCAGATTTTAGCCATTCTCGCATATCTCCCCACATCTGCGCGCGCATATTACCGTACATGATCGGGTTTTTGGCTTTATTTCCAAAGTTTATGCCCTTGACCTTGTACCGTTGCTCTTTCAACCTGTCCACAATACCCGCGCCCAGCCCGCCTTCGTCGATCACGACCAGCGCCGGCTTAAATTCCTCAATGGCCTCGATCACATACCCCACCACCGTCATGGTGTCGTCGCCTCTGTGGCGCATGATCTTGACAATATCCCGCCCTTGGCGCACAGCGATCACCGTAGCGTCCGCTCCAAACCGCGCCGGGTCTACGCCGATCACAATTGGAGCGCTGGCGTCTTTGTACTTAGGCCGAGCCATGGCGTCGTCCACTATGTCGGCGCCAATGAACTGGTCATCCCCCGCACTGGGAAACATGCCGTAGACCTCAACGTGCGCCTGAGATGAGTCAGGCCCATATTCGTCAATGATTCGGTTGTAAACCGCCTTGTCGGTGCCCTCAACCGTCCTAGCGTCCACAATTCGGGTGCGCCAGAACGCCCGTTTGCTGTTAAACGCCTCGTAAAAGTACCCGGTGTTGCGCCGTGGGTTGGAAAACGCCAACCAGAAGCGGTTTGGCGTGTTTTCTGTGAAGAAACCGCCAGTCACCGCCCAGATGGAGTCGTCGATACCTGACGCCTCGTCAAAAACCACCAACACACCGTCAAAATTGTGTACGCCAGCGTACGCATCAGGGTTCTCTGCTGACCACAGTCTGCCCTCCACGCCCCAGTACCGGGTGCCTTTCTTCAGATCGCGCTCGACCAGTTCAGTCAGCCACTTGGCTGGCATGACGCGGGTTGCTGAGACTTCAAACCAGTGCGAGTTGATGGCCATGGCCAACCATTTGGTGATCTCGGCCCAGGTGATTGACCTAAGCTGTGATTCAGAGTTGGCCGATATGATGGTCGTCGAGCCGATGCGCGTGGCCAACATCCAGATCGTGATCCAACTGACCAGCGCCGACTTGCCAATACCCCGGCCAGATGAGATGGCTTCTTGCAGCACATCAAAGTCAGCTTTTCCGTTATTGAGTTTGATGTGCTCGGCGATGTCCAGCAGCACCTCGCGCTGCCATTTGCGCGGGCCGCTGAAGTGCTCCAGTGGCGTGCCCTTGACGCCCCAAGGAAAAGCAAACATCACAAACGCCAGCGGGTTGTCCTTGATCGCCGGGCTCCACAGCCGGGCCATCAGCTCTTGTTCGTCTTCAGCGCTGTACTTGGTGCTCTGCATGTGTTAGCTTGTTTAGTGATGGCTCATGCGCGATGACGTCAATGACCCTGGACTCAGCGTCGCGCAGCGCCTGGGTGACTGAGATGCGCTGGTCAACATCAATAGTGATAGATTGCTTGGCCACCCAACCGTGGACGTTCTGAAGTATGGCCAACGCCGCTTTAGAGTCGCCTTCCCGCGCTG